CGGACCATTTATGCCTCCGGCGTCAGCCACGTGGGCCTGACCCTGACCAACGCCACGAAATCCGACAACGGGTATCTGGCCCTGTCTTTGGGCTTAAATGGCAGCGCCAAGGCGGTGTCCGACCCGGTGCTGCTGGCGGGACAGGCCCGGCTGGTGGTGGAATATCAGAATCTCGGGGGCAGCGGCACCTTCGCAGGCGGCGTCCGGGCGAGAGTCTGGGACCTGGAGGACGAGGTGGTGGCCTCCTCCAACCGGAAAACTGCCGCCTCCGGAGTGCTGACCCTGGACATCTCGGGCCTCAGCGGCGAATACAAGGTGGGCGTCTACGCCAACAATTCCAGCGGCTCCTATACCGGCTCCTGCCGGGTCACGGCCATCAGCATTCTGATGGATGCGGAAGAAGCGTAATCGGGAAACAGAACGCGTAGGGGCGACCCTTGCGGTCGCCCGGCACGGAGATCTTCCGAATTCGCCGGAGCTTCCGGCACATACGTAACCGGTACCGCCGGGCGACCGCAAGGGTCGCCCCTACGCGGGGGTACTAGAAAATAAGGAGGAATGTATGGCAATTCGAATTTTGACGGAAGATGACAAGCGGGAGCTGGAGGGGAAGCTGGCCCAGGCCGGAAATGGGCCGGATGCGGTCATTCAAACGCCATCCCGGCTCCCGGGAGACAGATGGACGGCTGAACAGTTTTCTGTGACGGCCGGATCGCTCGCTGCGGTGTGGCAGAAGGGCCTGCAGGGGCAGCTGCCTGTGGTTATGCTGATGTATACCGGAGAATCGGAGGGAGATGAGATCCGGGAGTATTACACGGTGACCCACATCAGCACAGACGATATGGGTACGCTCTATTCCCGGGTGGCTGTTGAGTTTTCTGTCCGGGCAAATGATCTTGTCTGGAAATGCACCCTGATCTCTCAGGGCGAGGACAATATCCGGCACAATGTATTTACAGAGTGCCGATACCTGGATGACGGGGAAGATCTGAGTGGCTATGCGCAGAAAACCGAACTGCCTACAAAGGTTTCCCAGCTTGCGAACGATTCCGGCTATCTGACCGAGGTTCCGGCAGGCTATGCCACTGAGGGCTTCGTGGAAGAAAAGATCGAACAGGCTGCAATGGGCGGCGGGGAAGTGGATCTGAGCGGCTATGCCACCGAGCAGTGGGTACGGGAGGGCTACCAGCCCAGGGGAAGCTATCTGACGCAGGTGCCCGAGGGCTACGCCACCGAGGACTTCGTGGAGGAAAAGCTGGCCCGGGTGGAGACCGGCGTGGTCTGCGTAACGGTGGACCCGGTGACCATGCGCTCCAGCCACACCCCTGAGCAGATCCTGGACTCTGCCAACGCCGGAAAGGTCGTGCAGCTGCGGCTGCCTGCGGAAAACGAAGCGGACCTTCTGCCCCTGTTCCAGGCAACCCAAAGCACTGCGGTCTTTTCCACCACCGGCTACGGCGGCTATAACAAGGGCTATTACACCCGCACGGTCGAGGCCCTTGTCCGCAGCGACAGGACTGTGGATCTGGTCAACGACGGCTTCTTTGACAGCAGGTGTGTTCCCGATTTTGAAGAAACGGATGTGGGCAGGGTCCTGACCGTGGCGGAAAAAGGACTGCAGTGGATGGAGCCTCCGGCGGGCGGCGGCTCCGGCATCCCGGTCATCGACACCCGCACCCTGGGCTTCCCGGAGGTCACCGGCCCGGGCTACGACCAAACCGTTACCATCAGCCAGACCACCTTCAACACCCTGAAGGCCATGCTGGAGGCAGGCTTCGTAAAGCTCACCATGGCTGCCATGGGCGGCGTGATCTCGATGGGCCTCAACACCGCTGTGGTCGAGCTTCCGTCTATGACGCAATATCTGGCAACTGGATATGGCGAAGGCAATGTGCTCTATAGATTCGAGATCGGCGGCGAAAACGGAACCTACGGCGCAAGGTTTACGCTGACTTAAATGCCTATGAGAATACCGATCATGATTATCTGGACAGGCAATATCATTGACCTGGTCGCCACGCTCCACCTGACAGGGCTGGGCTATCAGGAAGCCAACCCGGTGATGGCGGCGTTGCTTCCCCATCCTGTGCTGTTTTCTCTGGTGAAGCTGGTCGCAATGGCGGCAGCCCTTGGCGTTCTCTGGAAGAACAGGGGCTGCACAAGTGCCAGAATGACCGCATGGGCTGCGGCGGGGCTGTACGGTCTGATCGCCCTGTACTATCTGGCGGTGTTCCCGATGCTGGTTTGAGGGAGGAAGGAATGAGCTGGATCAATCTTGTCTGGATCGTATTGTATTTTGCCGCAGGCTGGGCCCTGACGGAAGCCTGCGGGCCGGGGGACGATATCTGGAAGCTGCTGGTCTTTCTTTTCTGGCCGGTGCTGCTGGGCATCCTTCTGGTGCTCCTGGTGCTGCTGGTTTTGTTCTCACTGGTGGTGGTGGCGGAGGAGCTGCTGTACGGCCTGACCCATAAGGAGGGCTGACAGGAACATGGAACACTTTCAGGGAACCCTGAAGCGGTTCGCAGGACATTTGAGAGCCGCGGGAGAAGAAAAAGCCGCCGAAGCGGTGGAAACCATTTTGAAATATGTTGCAGCCTCCGGGGACGTTGTAGGGCGCGGCCATGGCCGCGCCGACCCGGTATCGAAAACAGAGCCGCTTAAATAGCGGTGCAAAGGTGGCAACCTGGTCGGCGTGGCCATGGCCACGCCCTACGAAATTAAGAAGGGAGTGAGAAAATGACCCTGAAGGAAATGAAACAGAAGGTACTGTCGCTGATCGAGGAGCTTTCCCCCGACAGCCCCTGCCTCACCGATGACCCGGACATTCAGGCGAAGCTCCACACGGTGATCAACCAGATCCTCTTTGAGCTGGCCCGGTTCCGGAAGATCCCCAAATATGCCGAGCTTCCCGTAAAGGCCGGGGAGGTGCTGACGCTTGAAGACCTTGCAAAGGCTGTGGGCTATGACATTTACCAGCTGGAGCTGGTGTCCGGGGTCCGGCACGCGGTGAAGGCCCAGGGTACGGTGCTGAAAATGCTGGAATCCGGCACGCTGGAAGTGGACTGCTTTGTCTACCCGGAGGCCATTACGGAAAAGACGAAGGACAGCTACGAATTTGAGCTGAGCCGGGACGCTCTGGAGATCATGCCCTGGGGCGTGGCCGGGGACCTGCTGAAAAGCGACGTGTCCGCGAACTACGGGCGCGAGTATTCCCGGCGGTATGAGGAGCAGCTGGGGCGGCTGGACCACCGGTACCGGCTGGGCGGCATCTGCATCGAAGGCGGGGTGGCTGTCTGATGGCGCAGCAGATCATAAGAACCTACCGGGGCTTTCGCGGCGCAGACTTCCGAAGCGGGGAATGCAGCCTGACAAGAAGCCCCGACTGCCTGAACCTCTGGCGGGACTACCGGGAACTGGAGGGCATCCGGACCCGGCCGGGTCTTGAAAAGAAGGTTCCCTTTGAAGAGACGGTCTACGGGGTGTTCTTTGACCGGGATGCCATGCTGGTCCACAGCGGCAGCAAGCTCTGGGAGGTCCGGGAGGAAAAAAGCAGACTGCTGTACGCCGGGCTGCTGCCGAAGCGGAGCCGGGGCTTTCTGTACGGCAATGTGTGGTACTTCATGGACGGAGCGCACTATCTGTACCGGGATGGGGACACGGTCCGGGAGGTGGAGGGCTACGTGCCCACCACCTCCATCGGACGGCGGCCCTCCGGCGGCGGCACCGTCCACGAGGACGTGAATCTGCTCACGCCCCTGCGGATCAACACCTTCCTGGCAGACGGGGTAAGCACCGAATATGTGCTGGACGCAAGGGATCTGGACGAAGCTTACGAACCCGTGGTCACGGTGGATGGTGTGGAGGCGGAGGCTGCCGTGGACTACGAAACCGGCAGAGTGTATTTCGCCGAAGCGCCGAAAGCGCCTCTGACCGACGGACAGGACAATGTTTCCGTCCGGTTCCGGAAGACAGTCCCCGGATACCGGCAGCAGATCACCGGCTGCACCCTGCTGCAGATTTTTGACAACCGGGTGTTCTTCAGCGGCAATCCGGCCTTCCCCAACCGGGTGTGGCACTGCGCGCTGGAGGACCCCACCTATTGCAGCGACTTGGACTACTACGACGAGGGCCTGGACCCGGCGCCGGTCCGGGGTCTGGCGGCGGGCAACAACGCCCTGTGGGTATTCCGGGAGCCCTCCCGGGCCAACACCACCGTGTTCTACCACACCCCCACCCTGGACGCGGAGTACGGCAAGATCTACCCCTCCCAGCACTCCAGCATTTCCACCGGCTGCGTGGGTCCGGCGGTGAATTTCCACGATGATATCCTCTTCTTCTCCGACCGGGGCATGGAGGGCATCAGCGGCGACATCACCACGGAGCAGGCGGTGGCCCACAGAAGCTCCCTGGTGGACCGCAGGCTCACCGCCGAGGCGGGCTACAGGGATATGCTCCTGGCGGAGTGGGAAGGGTATCTGCTGGTGTTTGTGGGAAACAGGGTGTACCTGGCGGACTCCCGGCGGACGAATCCGGAATACGACTGGTTCTACTGGGAGCTGTCGCAGCGGGTAAGCTGCGCCGCCGTAGACGGAGGGATTCTCTATCTGGGTACGCAGGACGGGGTGTACACCCTGACGGACAGGACAGCCGCTCTGGAAAGCCACTGGGTCACCCCAAAAGACAAGTTCGGAAGCCCCAGCCGCCACAAAACCACCAACAAGCGGGGCTGCCTCGCGGAAGCCTCCGGGGACCTGACCGTGTACGCAAAGACGGAAGGAAGCGATTTTGAACCCATCGGCAGCCATACCGGCGTCACCGACCACATCGTTTGCCGCCTCAAGCGGAAGAAGTTCAAGGATTTGCAGCTGAAATTCCATTCAACCACCCGGTTCTCCCTGGAGTCCGTAACGCTGGAGTGCTTCACAGGCGGCTATATCAAACGATAGCATTTCAAATACAGGGGGTGTGCGTAAACGGAAACGCCCGCAAAGATTTGAGTCCGTAGGGCGCGGCCATGGCCGCGCCGACCCGGTATCGGGTTTTGAGCGGCTCAAATAGCAGGGCAAGTGTTGCAAGCGGGTCGGCGTGGCCATGGCCACGCCCTACGAAGGTTTCGGGGGATCTTGTTGGGGCGGGCAATGCCCGCCCGCGCAGCACCGGGTACGGATTCGCATCGGGTTTCGGTGAACACGAAACGGATACCGCACGGGCCGATGCTCCAATCGGCCCCTACGACCAGTTTTTATACAGTATGACAGGAGGGTTCCCATGGAAGATCCTTATAAGATCGATTATGAAGATGACCGGTTCACCAAGGTGGAAGAAGCAAAGGACGCGGCCCTGAAGAACGTGTCCGACACCTACGGCGGTATGCTGGAGCAGGCGGACAGGTTCTATGACGCCCAGACCCAGGCGGCAAAAAACTGGGAAGAAAAACAGTCCGCCCTGCAGAAGGAGCAGACGGACTTTACCATTGAACAAATTCAGCAGCAGAAGGACCGGGCGCAGAGAGACTATGAAAAGGAGCAGTCGGGCGCCTACACCGACTGGCAGAAGCAGTCGAATGCCTACGGCGTCAATGCGGAGCAGCAGGCCCAGCTTGGTATGCGCAATACCGGCTACAGCGAAAGCGCCCAGGTGGGTATGTACAACGCCTACCAGAACCGGGTGGCCTCCGCAAAAGCGGCCTTCACCCAGGCGGTGACGGTCTACGACAACGCCATAAAGGACGCGTCGCTCCAGAACAATTCTGCCCTGGCCCAGATCGCCTATCAGTCGCTGCAGCAGCAGCTGGCCTTGTCCTTACAGGGCTTCCAGTACAGCAATCAGCTGATTTTGGGTCAGATGGACCAGACCCTGGCGGTGGAGAGCCTGTATCACAGCCGCTATCAGGATGTGCTGAACCAGATGAACACCGAAAACGCCCTGGCAGAGCAGATCCGCCAGTTCAACCAGCAGCTTGCCGAGCAGCAGCGGCAGTTCAACTACAAGCACAAGCTGGGCGAGTTTGCCAGAAGCGCCAAAGCCCGGAAAGCCTCCTCCACCAAGGCGGCGGACCCCCTCCCCACCCAGGCTCAGCTGGTTGCGGAGCTGGCCCAGAAGCTGGGCACGAAGGAAGCGATAGACTGGGTCAACAGCAAGAACTATTACACCCAGGAGGAGAAAAACGCCCTCATCGGCAACATCAAGGGCGTTGACATGACGGAGTATTATAAGAACACAGTGGTGGGGTGAGGGTAAATGGCACAAAGGATCGCACCAAGCGGCGGCGGATGGGTACAGCGCCCCGAAAACCGGAAAAAGAAAACCGACCCTGTACCCCAAAAGAAGCCAGCGGAACAGACCTGGCTGAACAAGGGACTTCTGGCGGACGGCAGGCAGAGGGGAGATGTGACCAGAACGGCCCTTGCCACCGTGGATGATGTCTCCGGGGATTTTCTGGCAGGTATCCTGGGAATGGGTGAAGCGGCGGTGGATGCCGCGGCGTGGCTCAGCCCTGCGCTCCGGCAATACAACCCGGACCTCCGGTTCGATATCGGCCAATACAGGCAGGACAGCGGCAAAGCTGCGGCCTTCATACAGAAGGACCTGTACGACGAGGATGCCGCTGCAAGAAATGCCCTTGCAGCTCTGAAAGCAGGCGGCTATGTGAACGGGAACGTGGTGACCATCAATATGCAGTCGGCAGGGGCGCTGAACACCCTTGTGGGCCACGAGATCACCCACGTTCTGGAAGGAACGGAGCTTTACACTGAGCTTCAGAAGGCGGCCTTCGACTATGCCCGGTCCAAGGGCGAGCTTCCTGCCAGATGGCGGTCCGTGAAGAACCGTTACAAGAATGCGGACAACATGGCAGTCAACCAGGAGCTGACCGCAGACCTGATAGGCGACTACGTGTTTTCCGACACGGATTTCGTGAGCAGCCTCTACGCCGGTGACCGGACGGTCTTTGAGAAGGTCTATGATGAAGTCAAGTATCTGTGCAAGGTCGTATCGGCAGACAGCAAGGAAGGCCGGCAACTGGAGAAGGTCAAGAAGGCTTTTGCGGATGCTTATCGGATGGAGAGTAAGCTTCAGAAAGACACAAAATACTCTTTAACTGAAGCATTTACTGACAGCAATGGCAATCATTTTAAAAATGCAGTGTTGCTTGACACAAACTTCTTCGATGGAACACCTCCTAGAAAATGGGGTGAAAAGCTCCGTGCTATGGTAAAGGGAAGGGCAAGCGAAGACCCATTTATCTTGCCCATCACAGACGAAAACGGTAATACCGTTCTGCTTCAGTTTGCAAAGCCTACTGATAGAGTCAAAAAAGATGGTGGCGCAAACCACAAAGTCTTGGATGAACTCTCTTCGACTTCTGATAACATCAGCAAACTGGCTGTGGTTCACATTGACGAAATTGTGAGCGTATCCGAAGAAAACTCGCCTTATTACACTAACGAAAACAAACATCAGTGGTTGGATAAAAACGGTTGGTTGCATCGTAACGCAAATGTGATAAACAAAAAAATGGCAACATCTACAATCTCACAGTAGATGTTGCCAAAGCGGCAGATGGCAGAACAATCTTGTATGCCACTGACGGTAAAATAAAAAAAGTTGGAAACGTCGAAGTGAACTCTTTGAAGATCAAAGGTTCGGGACAGAATTCCAACTTTAATAATAGTATATCACAAGGAGGTTCGGAGTCAAGCGAAAAAGGAAGGCATCCTATAAAAAGGAAGGAATCTCCACCTGCTGCTACCCTCAGGAATGGTTATGAACATGGAGTTTCGAAACGCTGGACAGGCTCGCCAAACGATGATAAACTGGAAACAAAGAAGCAAGCAGGCAAAGATTCTTTACAGAAAAACCCCATGGAGTCGGATGTTGAAATAGGACGGGACCTGGGGGCCAAAGCGAAAAACTACGCCGTAATGGATCTGACAACGGGTGAATTCTTTCAGTTTTCTCAAGGTACAAAAATACAGAATGTTGAGATTTTTGCTGGGCAAGGAACAAAAAAAGAGTTCCGGAAGGCGCAGAAATATGCAGATCGTTACGGTGGAACACCAGAGGATTGGCAGCATGCAAAAGGCCATGGCATCATTGAAACACCGGAAGGGGACAGAAAGGCCGAGGTTCACTGGGTACAGTGTTCTGGTGTAGGTAAGTTCGACTTCTTTGTGAAAAGATGGGAGGATGAATGAAGGAATGAAGGTCAAATATATTGGTAAGCAGGATACCCCGGCACTGGAACGGGACAAACTGTATGAAGTGCTCTCTGTAGAGAAGGGGTGGCTGCGCATCATGACGGAACTGGACGAGGACTATCTGTTCCCGCCGGAAGTGTTTGAAATCGTAGAACAGTAACAAAGAGGGTAAAGAATACGCAAATCGAGGTCGATCAGCTTTTGATAGGATTCTAGGTGAAAATAATGGAATTTCCACAATTTACAATGTCGGAAAAATAAAAGCAGATGACATACCAGACGGAAAAATAATTTCCACGATTGGCTCAAAGGCCAGTATGTCATCTACTAAATATAGTATATCTGATCCGGCAAAGAATGTCAATGCTGTAAGGTAACGTTCCAACAATATTACTCCTACTCACAATACGCAAGGCGGCCTTCGACTATGCCCGGTCCAAGGGCGAGCTTTCCGGAAGATGGCGGTCCGTGAAGAACCGCTACAAGGATGCGGACAACACGGCAGTAAACCAGGAGCTGACCGCAGACCTGGTGGGCGACTACGTGTTTACGGATGCCGATTTCGTTAACAGCCTCTACGCGGGAGATCGAACTGTCTTCGAGAAGGTCTATGACGAGGTCAAGTATCTGAGCCGTGTGGTGTCCGCCGGAAGCAAGGAGGGGCGGCAGCTGGAGAAGGTCAAGAAGAAGTTTGCCGATGCTTATCGGGTGGAGAGTAAGAACCAGACGGGCACAAAGTATTCTCTGAAAATTAAACACTCAGACGGCTCGATTGAAGAACTTGCTGATGCAAGAAGTCTAACTGTAGCGCAAGCAATTGATTATCTCAATCAGGCGAAGTCTGGTAAATTAAAATGGAATACATATGTTCCTGTACGAAAGGATACCCCGCAGGTAATTATTGATACGCTCGCTCAGATTGGTGAGACGATTGAAAATCGATCCTTGGTTATGCAGGTTCGAAAAGCACAACAGGCAATGAATACAGTTAAAAGCGGAAGACGTGCAGCTAAATACGGTAACAATGTAAGAGGCCATGCATTGGGAGCGAATCAGATTATGAAGATCGTCAATAAACTTGACTATCCAAGCATGGTAGTGTATCAAACAAATCGTGAAGATTCGAGAGGAAATCCGCTGCCAAACAATATTGCTGTCTTTGTGGAATATAATGATAACGGTAATGAAAGCATTGCAGTTATCGAGTTTGACAGTTCTTTTGATAGCGAATCTGTAGGAATGGAGTTCGGAGAAACTAACTATCATACTGTTGTAACGGTGTTTGAGCCTGATATGGAGCGGAATGGGATGGAATTTGACTACGCAGAGGAACTATTGTCGAATCCAGACAATATAGAGCTGACAATAGTAAAAAGGCAATCCTCCGGAAGCGCCTTCGGGAAGAATCATCCCAACGCTTCTGGCGAATTGCCTTCTACATGATATTATACCACGGGTCAGTGCAAAGTCAAGCGAAAAAGAGAACCGAAAACCTTTCTAGTTAGTAGGTTGCGCCATCTCCACCGACATCATCGAGGAGGTCCTGGGTGGCGAGACCTACAGGGCCTATATCTGAGCCGCGTGGTATCCGCCGGAAGTAAGGAAGCTCGTCAGCTGGAGAAGGTAAAGAAAACCTTTGCGGATGCGTATCGGGAAGGCGGCAGGAATACCGCCAACGGAGAAGTTCGCTTGATTATGAACGAAGGAGGAATACATATGCACAAGCAGGACAGACAGGGCTCCCGGACCCCTGCGGCATTGGAGCGGAAGTACGGCTTCGGGCGGCGGTTCCAGGACCAGGAGCAGGCCAACCGGGAGCAGGATACCCAGACCGCCGCGGTGGCGCAGGCCCTGGAGGCCCACGTCCGCAATTCGGACACGGCTCTGGAACAGGTGGCCCGGGAACTGACACAGCTGAAAACCGGGCTTTCTTCTCTGGAACGGCGGTACACCGGCTTCCGGGAGGATATGGAGCGAAGCCTGGGGGTGATCAACGACACGGTGGCGGCCCTGCTTGGGGCACTCACCCCATTGCAGCAGACGGCGGCAGCCCTTTCCGCCGCCGTATCCCGGCAGGCGGAGCAGCTGGCGCTTCTGGAGACCAGAATTGTGTATCAGGACGGCAGGCTGGATGCCATCGACGCGGCGCTGGAAGCTCTGGGCACCCAGTAA